GTCAGTCGGCGATCCAGATCGGCGCGGTGCGCTAGCGCGCGCGCGATGTTCTCGTGTTGGTTCGTTCTGTTGTTTGGCATGACTGTTTTCCTCATACGTTGTAAAGAGTCTAAATCGCGGCGTTCTGATAATCAAGTGGAATCGGACCGGCGCGAAATTACTCGGAAACGGCGTGACAAGGTGTGCAATGCGCGGACGGAAGCCTCATCCGACGAGTCAGCGTCACCTCGCCGGTAACCCCGGTCACCGGCCGGAGAACCGCGCGGAACCGACACCGCCGCCGGTCGCCGACGACTTCGATACGCCGCCGGCCGAACTGGACGGGCTGACCGCCGCGCAGCTGGAATGGCGCCGACTGGCGCCGATGCTGCGGCGCTGCCGCCAGGTGACCGATGCCGATCGGGCGGCGCTCATCGCGTTGTGCGTGGAGTGGGACCGGTATCTCGAAGCGCGCAGCCGCGCGTTCCCTCGGGTCGTCGCATCGCCGAGCGGCTACGCGATGCCGAATCCGTGGCTCTCGATTCAGACCAAGGCGCTCGCGGCGTGCCTCAAGCTCTGGCCGGAACTGGGTCTGACGCCCTCGAGCCGATCACGCGTGAAGACAGACGGACCGGGGCCGGGTGGCGACGCGTTCGACGAGTTCGATCAGCCGCCGGCGCCGTCGCCGTGGCCGCGCCGCGTCAAGTGATCCGGATTCAGCACGGATCGATCGTCCAGTCACACGGACCGATCGACACCGCCAGCGGATTGATGGGACCGGCGAACGACACGATGGTCACGAAGATGTCTTCGCCGCGCACGATCGCGGCGCGTTCGGCGTCGCTGAGCGCCCACCGGGTGATCACGTAGCCGTTCGGCGTCCGAATTGACGGGAGATCGCGCCATTCGTTTTTTGGCCCGTTCATCACGAGCGCCTTCGAACCTTCCGGCACGAGCGCCGGGTGCACACGTGGATCGACTATCTCGGGCATTGGGCACCCTTTCACGCGACACGGTGCGCCTTGGTCTTGTTCCGCGCGAAGTCGGCGAGCGCGCTGGCGCAGAGCGCCTTGGCGAGTCGGCCCGGCCACGCGTTGCCGATTTGTTTGACCACTTCCTCGCGCGTGCCTTTGAACACGTAGCCTCGCGGGAACGACGTGGCGGCCGCGAGCTCGTGCGGCTGCAGCATCCGGAACCGGATGTCGAGCGTGTATCCGTTGATGACCGGCTGCACCAGGCCGAAGCGGTCGCGGGTCGAGATGGTGTCAATCGGCTCCTCGATGGGATCTCGGCGACGCCTCGGCGCCAAACGGACATGTCGGGGTGCTGTGCTCAGCGCCACAGGAGCAGGGATACCAGGTAATGTCTGAAGACGCTTTGCCGCGAGCTTCACCATTCACAGTACGGGGGGCCCCTGGATCTCCGCGGAGTCCGCTGAGAGGCTGGTTCCCGCCGTCCGACGTCTCCCCATACGGAACACCGAGCCGCTTCGCCATTGCTCGCACCTGTTCGCGGGTTCGTCCGCGCTGAATCCGGCGGCGCCCGTCGTTGTTGTGGTGACGACGCGTCTTCATTTCTTCTTGTCCCATTCCGCCAACCCGTACATCGGATTCGACTTCGCCACCTTCGGCGTGTAGACCGCGCCAGGCGCGACGACGGTGCGCGTTTTATACGGCGCTCGCCTAGTCGGCATGACGCGTCGCCTAATTGCCGCCGAGCGCTTTGGATCGGCCGGTCGATACAACTCGCCCGCTGCGACCATCGCGTCGAGCATCAACCCGAACGCGCCGTGCTTCCCTTTCCAGCCGTCGCCGGCCTTGAGCGTTTGCCCTGTGAGTACGCGCGTCTTGCGGAGGCGCGTCAACACGGCTCGCACGACCGCCGCGCTCTGCCCTGACAACTCCACGAGCACGGACACGTCGGTCCCGAAGCAGTAGATCGTTGCGCACACCATCGCCGCGCGATACACCGGATCCTCAGACGGTAGCTTCAGCCACCGAAGTTCTTTATGAACGGCTCGTCGCCACCGCTTAACACTGTCCCGTTCAAATTGCATACGATTGCGGCAGTTCGTCGTTGAACCGCTTCGCCGTCGCCCTGGATGACGTATCAGAAGTGCCGGTTCTGCGAGCGCGGCTGGCCGGAGCTGGATTACTTGGCACCCGCCTCAGGGCGTAATCGATCCCAGCCGTCGCCATCACCGCGACACCGTTCGCGATTGAATCAGGGCGTCTTCAATAGCCCGCACGGCATCCATAATTTCTGGCAGCGCGCCATCCGCCCGCAGATACGCCAAGTGGTACAGCTTCTCGCCGTCGCCCGGAGTGTCGAGATCGACACAGACCACATACCCTCCAGCGTCTACGTTCTGCTTGTCGTGCTTGTCCGGTCTACGCCCATCGAGTTTCCGCACGTCGTCAAGCGTTCCCATCCGCACGATTCGCACTGGTTGTCCGAAGCGACCGTAAATCATCTCTCACCTCCGAGAACCAGGGATTCCACGTGCGGTCGGTCCATTCAATCGAGGTCGTGGCGCTCATTCCTCGTCATCGTCGTCATCGAGCAGACGCGTGAGCGCGCGGCGCATCACGGTCGGCACGGTGACGCCGTCCTGTCTCGCCTTCGCGGAGGCGCGGTCATAGTCGGAGGTTGACACCTTCACGCACACCGGCGTCGACGTGTCGCCTTCAACGAGCGCCGGGCGGCCCCGGCGGCGCGGCTGTTGTTGTGCACTCATACCACCACCAGTACCGGAGCCTCGTCGGCGCCATCGTCGCCGAGGTCGAGGTCCGAGAGTTTGCGTGCGATGAGCGATGCGATGATCGGATCGATGCGCCCGCGACTGCGCCCCTTCGCGGGATAGATGTTGTCCTTGTTGTCGCGGATGACGCGCACGTTCGACGCGCACCACGCCATCAGCGGATTGCCGCCCGTGTCGATGAGTCCGTCGAGCACGTCGGCCTCGAAATCGATCGACGTCGCGCTCATGTGCTTCATGTTCTGCGGCACTTCGACGACGTCGAACCCATCGTCGCCGAGGTCCTTCATCAGATTGCCGGCGTTCCACGGGTCGACGCCGATGCCCTGCACGTCGTAGCGGTCGGCGAATTCGTGGACGATGTCGCGCACGACGGCCTGGTCGATGCGGTTGCCGGGATTGGTGCGTAACCATGCCTTGTCGCGCCAGAGCGGATATGGCGCGCGGTCGCGCAGCGCCCGTTGGACGAGCGTGTCCTCTGGCGTCAGGCCGGCGATGAGCAGCCGCCACCGTTTGCACGTCTCGTCGGGGCGGAAGCTCGCCGAGACGGCGGTCAAATCGATCTTCGAGCTCATGTCGATGCCGATCCAGCACGGCAGGCCGCGCAACGCCTCGAGCTCCGGCGTCCAGGCGGTCTGCCCTTTCCGCCAGCCCTCCATCGACAGCCATGGCGCCGCCGAATTCACCCAGCAGTTCAATCGTTTCTGCTTGAACGCGGCGGCCGCCGCCGGCATGTGGCGGGCCTTGGTCGCGAGCGCGTGGAGGTCCTGCGGCTTCACCGACACGCCGAAATTCGGATTCGCCTTTCGCCAGGTCGACTCGCGCAGCCAGCCGTCGCCGTCGAGGTCCTCCGGATCGGCGTGCGCGATGAAGGCGAAAAACGTGTCATCGTCGAGGATCTGGTCGAGGATCTTGCACGCGTAGTCGTGTTGGTCGCCGCACGGTGACATCGGATCGTCGCCGGCGGTGGTGATCTGGTAATTCACCGGCTGCAGGCGCGCGCCGGTGGCCGTCTCCATCACGTCGAGGAGCCCGCGATGTTTCTGCGCGTGAAATTCGTCGACGATGATCAGGTTCGGATTCAGGCCGTCGGTCGAATCCTTGTCGGCGCCGAGCGGCTCGAGCTTCGACGCCGTGAGCTCACGATGCATGTTCCCCGTCAGCACGGCGATGCGTGACCGCAGGCCGCTCGACTGCACGAGGCGCTTGGCGTCGTTGAATACGATCTTGGCCTGGTCACGTTTGGTGGCGATCGTGTAGCCCTCGGCGCCGGACTCGTTGTCGAAAAAGGTGACGTAGACGGCCACGATCGCCGCTTCGAGCGACTTGCCCTGCTTGCGCGGAATCTCGTTGTAGGCGGTCCGGAACCGGCGCAGGCCGGTGTCGATGTGCACCCAGCCGAACAGCGAACCGAGCCGGAATTTCTGATACGGCTCCAGGTGAATGAATTGGCCCGCCCATTCGCCCTTGTAGTGCTTCAGGCGTTCGGCGAAGCGAAAGAACCGCTCCGCGAGCGCGAGGTCGAGACGATACGGAAACGCCGGTGTGCCTTCGTGGGCACGGTCGCGCACGTGCCGCGCGCAGGCGAGACGGTGATACTTGCCGGCCGGCACCTCGCGTGACAGGACCGCTGCCGCGTAGGCGTCGATCGGATTTTTCAACTCTCGCGCGGCCCCACGCGCACCATGACGGTGTGGCCCACCGAAAACGGCTTGCGATCGATGATGCGGACGCCGCAGTCGGCGAGCTTGCGGACGTAGCGATCGGCCGCGGCGTCGTCGTCCACGATGAAGCCGACGATGTGCCCGGCCGCCGCGTAAGCCGCGATCGTCGCGATCCGGCGGTCTTCAGGAAGATCCGCGATGTCGGAATAGACCGTCATTGCCCCTGCCCCGTCTTCTGTGAATGGTGCACGTGACATTTCCCCTGCAGGTTCTCGCGACTCCAGAACAGCGCCGGGTCGCCTCGATGCGGCACCCGGTGGTCGGCGTCGGTTGTCGCCACGCGCATCCCGATCGCCGCGCAGTCGGGGCAGAACGGTTCGGCGCGTAACACGGCGAGGCGCAGCGCGCGCCAGCGATCGGACCGATACCAGGTCCGCACGTCGGCATTCGGGCGGTCGTCCTCGAGGGGTCGCGGCTGATGGCGCTCGCAGCGGCCACGGGTCACGGCCAGACGTGAGCACCGGTGATGCGAGCACGGGCGTCGTGGTGCCATCGGCATCGTCAGCCTCGACGGTTCGTACGCATAAGCGATTCCCATAAGACCGTGATCGATTCGCGGAGCACGCGTTGACTGGTCCCGACGCGGATCGTGGCGAGCCGCCCGGTCTTGATGTGGTTGTAGATCGTGCGCCTCGAACAGCCCATCAGCCGTGCCGCCTCGTCAATCGATACCGACTTCGGACCGTCGTTCATCGACGCATCAATCGATTCGGCGGAACTGGTGGCATCGTCTTATTCCGCCGGGCATCTTCACGTGCCAGCTGATACTCGCGATCTAGTCGCTCGTTCTCCAGTCGCACGCGGCGATTTGCGTGCCACTCGAAACCGACGATGAGCGCCAGCAGCACTATTGGCACAATCACCGCAGTCATCGACTTTGAAGGCTCATCGGTCAACCTATGTACGGATCGCCGGGTTCCCAGTTTGGACAGTTCCAGTGGTGACCTTCGACTGATTCGAGATGTTCACCGCAATACTCGCAACGCATCGGATCGTCGTCATCTTCTGGACGATCATCAGGCCGGTCGGGTGAGCCCAACGGCAAATCGTCATCGTTCATCGCTTGCGTCCTCGTCTGTCTGCGACGAGACGGTCGGTGGCGGCGCGCAGCTCGCCGGCGGCGCGGTAGAGCGCATCGGTGACCTCCCACATCTGATCGAAGGCGCGACTGACCTGGGCGGCGCTGCGTTCGACGCGGCGCACGGCATCGGCGGTGAACACCCGTTGCAGCGCGCGCCGGCGGCGCCTCGCCTGCTCACTCACGGAGACTGCCTCCACAACAGCCGCACGTCGCCGTGCGCGGATCGTCGGGGTCGACCGTCATGTCAACGGTGCCGTGCGGCCCCGTCGGGATGGACTGGCGGCAACGCGGGTGATACGCCTGCAACGTGTCGTTGGACCAGACGACGTTGACGAACATGAAGCCCATGAGCGTGCCGAGTCGATCGTTGAATCGTTCGTCTGCCGCGGCCTCGCGTTCGCGTTCCCGTCGACGTGCCCACGCTGGCACTGGTTGTCGGAGTCTCCTCATTCGGCCACCTCCAGCACTTCGATCCGCACGCGGCAGACCGTCACGTTCCGTCGTCCCGCTTTGGCGGCGAACGCGTCGCCTTTCGAGCCGCAAACGCGGATGTCCCAACGTTGCGAGTCATCCTCGAGGCGCATCGTCGCCCACTGTTCGTGAACGATGCGATAACAACACTGCGGCTGCGTCGTGTCGATGGTCATAGCGCCTTCAGTGAGAACCGCCCGCCGTTCTTGTTGATCAGGCCCGCCTTGTTCAATTTGTAAATCAGGTTCGGCACCGTGTTCCGGTGACAGCCGACCGCGATGGCGATCTGCTGCGTGCCCATCTCGCCGTGGAGCATGAGCGCGTCGATGACCTGCGCCGTCTGTCCACCGAGTCGTGACTTCCACGCCTCCCACACGGCTTTCGTGCGCGCGTCCATCGCCGTCGCCGCCGCCGCGGCGGTCGCCGCCGTTGCCGCCGCCGTCTCTGGAAACTGGTCGAGTTCGCCGAACACCATCCGCAGCGCGTGATAGAGCGGGCCGAGTTGGCGCCGGAGTTCCCCGAGCGCGAGCACGGCGGTCGCCGCCTGGGCACGCGCGGCGATCGCCTCGCCCTGGGCGTCGCGCAGCTGCCGGCGCAACGCTTCGAAATCGCGGTCGCGCTCCGCCGCGACCTCGCGCAGATCCGCCGCGCCGTCGTCGTCGACCGTGCCTTCGAGCAGGCGTGGTGTCATCGGCCGACTCCGACGGCATCGGCCCCGGCCGCCGCCGGCAAGGCGCTGAAGCCTTTGAAGACGCGTTCGAGCAGGCTCGAGGCGCCGCAGCGTTCGATCTGCCGAATGGCTTTGATGGTGAAGACGATCGCCGCCATGTTGAGCCGCACTTCCTTGAACTGGTCGCACGCGATGACGTGATCGAAATGCTGATTCGTCTTCCGGCTGATCCACCGCAGCGCGTTGTCCCGGTGTCGCGTGACCGCCTGGAACATTCCGACGTCGCCGCCGTGATCGGGATGGTGCAGGGCGGCGAGCCGTCGATACGCATCGTTGACCTGCCCCTCGGTCGGCGCCGGGTCGTGAATGCCGAGCGCGTCCTGCCACGAAAAATCTTCCTTGAGCTTGCGCGAGAAGTAGACCGCGACGCCGACGTCGAGCGGTTCGACGCCCTGCGTCATCGACCCACGGACGTTGAGCGGCACGTGGGACGAAATCACCGCCGACGGCGATTCCATGCGCGTGAGTTCCGTCATCAGCGCCTCGCGGTATTGATTCGCGGTGCGCTTCCACGCCGGCATCGCCCGTCGGTCCTGCGGGCGCGTGCGCGGCCAGTCCTCCGGCCAGTGCAACGGGTAGGCTTCCTTCCGTTCGGTCGTCGCCATGTCACTGCACCGTCGACGACGATGTCGTCGTTCCTGTCACGGCGGCGCGGCGTGACCGTCGCGCGTGTGTCTCGTCGGCATCGAACAGCGACGGCACCGCATTGCCGAACGTGAAGTAGCGCGTTTTCAAATATCCCTCAACAATCTGCGCTAATTGGTCGGCGGACGTTGGCGAACATCTCGCGACAAATTCGAGCCGCCAGGCCGTACTTTTTTTGCTGCGTTTCGCCTTGATGCTGATGATTTTCGCCTCGTCGATCACGAACGTCGCCTTGGTCTGGTCGGGCGCCGCGCGCACGGCGATCGTCTGCGGCACAATCGGCAGCGCGAACGCCACCGCCTTCAACTTCGCGCGCATCTCGTGGTCGGCCTTCGTGAACAGCGTCGTGTGCACGAATTCGTCGAGCTCCGCCGCCAGGACCTGCTGGAAGGGATGAATCTCGCCGGTGATGTCGATGAGTTGAATTTCCTTCTCGTCCTTCTCCATCTGCCGGTGCTGCAGATTCGCGATCCGCACGGCCACATTCTCCTGATCAAACATCGGTGACTCCTTTCGTCCGAGGGTGGGCGCGCTGCCACCGGCGCATCACGACGTGCGACCCGATGACCCAACACGCGACGATCGCGAAGACGATCAGCCAGACGAACGCGACGACGTAGCCGACGACGCTCATGGCAACAATCCTCCAGTGACGGCCGCCGCCGACTGCAGATGGCCGGTGATGACGATGACGGCCCGCGACGGTTCGCGCGAATCGGCGTAGACCTTGGTCGCCGTGATGCTCGTGATCTGGGCGTCGTCCTTCCACAGAATTTCCGTGAGTGCATCCTCGAGCCCGCGAACCAACTTCGATAGATCGGGCCGCGTCGTCATGCACGGACGCTTGCGGACGGTGACCGATCGCGGTCGTTGCAGGTAGAACGTGACGTCGAGCGTCACCGGCCCGTCTTCAAAAAAAATCGTGCCCGCGCGCGACTGCGCGGCGAAGCGAATCGAGTCCTCCCACGCGCGGAGCGTCCGGTTGTCCGATGTCACGATCGCCCGTGCTTTTCCGGCTTTCATCGCGACGTAGCCGCGTGCCGACCCTTTGGGCTGCGGCGTGCCGTGCACGGTGAAGGCAATCGTGGTCGGCGGCATCACCCGTTCTCGCCCGTCTGTCGTTGCCGATAGTCGACAGCCAGCGTGCCGACGCGGGTCATGCTGTTGCCAGTCGCGCCCGTGGACGACGACACGCGCCTCGCAAGCCGGGGTAGACCTGCGGTCCCAGCGGCGGGTTCGCCCTCGCACGGGTCGACTGGCAACACCTCGAGCGGCAACGGTTGTGGAATCGCCGGTGTTGGTGCCGCCGGCGCCTGGCCGAACGTGGCGGCGACGAGCTCGCCGGCGGCCATCGCCTCCGGCAGTCCCGACGAAAACGCATACCGGCAGACGTCGCAGATCAATTCCGCGCGGCGCAGCTGATGACGGTTGCGATCGAACCGGCCGGTCGCGTGCCACCGTCCCGCCTTGTGACACTTCGGACATTCGACAGTCATGATGCGCGCCGCCGGCGAACGTGATCGTGATAGAAGCCCCGTGGGTCCGGCGGCAGATCGAAGTCGTGGCGCATCGTTCGGTAGTAACGAAAGATCGCGGAGTCGATCGCCTTCCACGCCACGACGTCGACCCACGCGATGCCGAGCGTGTGACACCGCGCGATCGTCGCCGCCTTCGTCCGTTCCGGCGAGAGCCGCAACGGCAGGATGTCCTTCGAGACGAGCGCCGTGATGACCGCCACGTTGTCGCGTGACGTGCGTCCGTCGTCGTGACGCTGCGGCGCAGCCGCCGTTCTTTCCGGCCGCGGCGCAGCCGCAGCTTTTGTACGTGTGGTACGTGGTACGTGGTACGTGACGCGCGCGCGCGCGAGGTCACGCTGACCGTCACGCGTGACACTGTGCACCACATCGGGCAGGATCGGCTGCCCCTGTTTGGCGGCTTTCCGGGCGCGTTCAGCGCGCTTCCGATTGCGGGCTAACTCTCGCTGTCGTTTGACCTTATCGGCGGAATGATTGAACTCCAGAAAATCGTGAATCAGATAGCCGCCCTTCACCCGATGCCAGAGCCTAATACGGCGGGAACTTAAAACTTTCGCGACGAAAAACGCATCGGTTTCGGGCGGGAACGTGCCGAGAAATTCGTCGTCGATGCGCCCATTGGTGAAGTGCTGGCGGGCGTAGCCGATCGCCATCGTGTAGAGGCCGACCGCTGCGAGCACGCCACCCTGTTTGATCTGCGCTCCGGCGAGCACAAATTTGCGGTGATGCCCGATCGACTCCACGAGGTAAATCAACAGTGCGACTCCTCGATGACGAGGCGCCCGTCGATCCGCAACAGGTAGAACGCGCCGCACGCGCACGTGTCGCCATACTCGAAGTTGGAGCAGCCAATCGGCCGGTCGTCGACCGTCAACTTCGGCACCGCCGCCGCGAGCGCCGCCTTGTGCGCCTTCGATCGCCGGAACATCACGGGCACGCCTTCATCTTGTCGGCGACGTGACTCGCTGAACCGTTTACGTATTCCTTCCAGTGAATCCAATTTCCTTGGTGCCAAAAACCCCACTGGCGAACCGTGCGGAGCACAATCACGAGCGTCCAACAGGGCTTGCGATGATGCAGCAACACAATTCGGTGAATGTGATTGGCCGGGAACGTTCGAATCCAGGGTGCCAGATACACGGTGTGCGACACCATCCACCACGCGTCCGCGTCCACCCCCAGCATCGGCGTGACTTCGCAGTAGCCGCCGCGCAGACCAATTGAGATGAATCGTTTCGGATGGTCGTGCAGGTCATGGCTCCAGTCATCGCCGACAAACTTGTGCAGGTAGATGCCGAAGCCTCGCCAGATCGCGCGCGGTCGTTTGGGTTGAAAGAGCGTCCACCGATAGAGGTACGTCGGGCAACGTCCATGCCCGTTGATTTCCTCGCAGGTGAAACACCGGTCGAGCAAACGCGTGAACATCACCGCCGCCCCGCTGCGACGTCCTTGGTGCAGATCACCTCGACGCCGGGCACTTTCAACAGGCGTTTCATCGATCGCGCGAGCGCGTTGAGCGCGGGCTGATTGATCATCAGCAGATTCATGAACTGGGGATTGGTCGCGGCATACCGGATGAGCGCCGCCAGGTCGGTCACGCGAGCGGTCCATGTTTCGCGGAAACTGATGCCGGTGACCTTCGGCGTCGAGGGCGGCACCGCGACGGCCGGCACCTCGATCGGCGCGGCGAGCAGTTCGTCGGCAGCTTCCTGCAGACGCGGGTCTTGTTGCACGACGGCCTGCTCCGCCAGGGCGACGGCGTCGGCCAGTCGCTGCTCGCGCGCCTCTTGTGCCGCGAGCTCCTCGAGGCGGCGCTGTTCGGCCAGGCGCCGGCGTTCCTGTTCGTCGTCGTAGGCGCGGATGGCGTCCTTGACGATGCGTTCGGCCTCGGCGGCGGGCGCCTTCGCGTCGGCCTTTTCGCGACAGAGTGCCCGGTGGGCGTCGAACAGCCGTTTGATGTGCGGATCGAAGGTGTCGTCAATCTCGCCACTGAGCGCCTTGATGCCTTTCAGAAATTCCGCCGCCGCCCGATACGAGGCGTCGTCGACGATCGCGATCTTCCGGGCCTGTTCCGGATACGTCAGCGCGCGCTGGGCGATCTGGTCGGTCGCGATGTCGGTCATCGGAGCCATCCGCGTTTCGCATGTGCGAGCGTCAGCGCCGCACGGAACACCGCTTCATCGGTGACGCGCGTGAGCGGATGCAGCCGATACGTGCCGTCGGCGCGGAGATTGAGGACCCACCGGTTGTGCACCGGCGGCAACGTCGACGGCAACAGCATCGCGTAGCCGGCCGTCTGATAGCCGACGTGATCGGGCACGACGCCGGTCTTGATGTCGATGACGTTGGTGACAAACCGCCGGTCGCGCGGAAACGGGCCGCGCAGATCGAGCGTGCCCGCGCAGCGCAGCGGCTCCGAGAACACCCGATCCTCGTAGGCGTCGATCTGAAAGCCGGTGTCACGCAGGAAGGCGAAATAGGCGTGCACGTAGGGCGTGAGCACCGGGTCGAGCGTGTCGACGTCGAGGTCGCCCTCGTGATGCAGGACGATCGCGGCGTGCACGTAGGTGCCGCGGATGCGGCTCTCGTCGGTGAACCAGGTCGAATCGATCAGGCCCGCCGCGTCGAGCGTATGCGTGACGCCGAGCAGTTCCAGCCCGTCGATGTCATAGACGTGTTGCGCCTCGTCGAATCGGAGCACACCGGACGGCATTAGCCTTCCTCGCCCGGTTCGCGGCCGGCGCCGCCGAAGATGTCGTCGGCGTGCAGATCGTGCGGCGCGCGCGTCGGTGGCGCCTCGGCCGGCGGTTCGACCGCGGCAATCGCCGTCACGTTGTAGAACGTCTTGCGCTCGCCCACCTTCTCGGTGAAGGTGACGCGCACCGGCTTGCCCTGCAGCTGCGCGGCGGTCTGCCCGAGGGCGTCATCGCGCGTCGTGAACTCCCGTTTGTCGTTCTGCAGCGTGACGACCCACTGCGGCCCGGAGCGCGCGCATTTGGTGAGCACGCCGACGGCGGTCAGCGACGACGCGGCATTGCCCGACGATTTGCGGGCGGGCGGCGTGATCGTCGAGCGCGCCGACGGCGCGGCCTGGTGTTCGACTGACCCTTCAATCACCGACTCGGCGAGCTCCTTGGTGAAATCCTCGAGGTCCTGATTGAAGACCGACGAGGCGCCGGTGGCGAGCAGCGTCGCGTGAATGAACGCCCGTTTGTGCGCCATCTTGAGCACCGTGTTGGCGAGGTCGGTCGGCACCGTGCGGACCTGTGTGGCTTTCCAGTTGCCTTTGCCGTCGCGACCACGAAACCACTTCTCACGGCGGAGTTCGCGCGGCGTCTCCGCGAATTCCTCGTCGCACACCGGCCGGCGCCACCGGTATTTCTCCTCGCCGGTGGACGCCTCGCCGATGCCGACCGCCAGAACGCGCCCGTCCGACGCCGTGATCGGCACGCGGAGGCGGTACCGAATCT